TCTGGGTAAATTTTATTTGGAATAAGAACTTCATAGTCATTTGCAGTTATTGCACGATCTTGAGTTCCATATACCTGAGGTGCATACTTTTTAACTGAAGCAACACTCTCAATAGCAGCACCACCTGTAGAGGGTGCCTGAGAGGAAATAAGGGAGATTCCACTAGTTACCGTATTTTCTACAGAATCTTGCAAATAAACTAATCTACCGCTAAAATTAAAATCACTAATTCTATTGGCATTTGCTCCATCACAAACTAAGTAAGAAATCTCTACGACGTTTCCATCTTCAAGTGCTCTCCCAAATACACCATCACCAAAAATAACCTCATATCTTTCATCCTCTATTTCTTGTAAAAAGAAGACTGTGGATGAACCGTTTATGACATCATTAACTTTTGAATCAATTAAACTATTTGTTAAATCATATTTTAGTTTAATTGTTGAAGTATTTGACGGTTTTACCACAACCAATATTGTATCGGTATCAATTCCGGGATTATTCAGGGTAAACCGTTGATTTGGATTTTGTGAAGAATATGTATAACTTTGAGTTATTTTTGTTCCTTCAATAACTTCTAAATTTTCAAATATTGCTCTTCTATCAAATACAGGAACTGTTGTATCCTCTAAAACATTAAAAACATATGATTGTCCACCAAACTGATTTGAAGTTGCAGCTACTGGTCCTGCCTTTAATGTAACAGATGGTGGTGATGTTGACAGTTCATCGAGGTCAACAAAAAAGTCAACAGTACACCTGGATGCTTTCCTTGATTTTGGGGTATATCCAATATTTCTTGCCAGTGCAACAACATTCTCTCTTAAGGTTGCACTATCAATGAATACCTCATTTGCAACCATGTTTGCATTATATGAGTTGATATAGGTATTATAAGCAAGCAGATCAATAATGCTTGATAGGTTTGACCCCTCAAAGTCGTAATCCGTAAAATCGGTATTTGTTCTAAGAACTTCTCTTAGTGTGCTTTTAATCTGGTCAAAGTCCAGAGTGCTGAAGTTTAGGAGTGGCATTTACCTTGTTGGTTGCAAAACAAATTCTAGTTGTTGCTCTGAGACATCCGCACCAATAATTTGATATGTAATGACAACATCATATTGATTTCCATCAAAATCTGGGTTTACTCGGACAGATTTTAGATCTACTCTTGGTTCAAATCTTCTGATTGAATTTTCAATTTCATCACGGATTGAAAGTGAAGTTATTTCATCCATGTTCTCAAAGAGCATTTGAGAAACTCTTGATCCAAATGTTGGTTGAAAAAACTTCTCTCCAGGTGTTGTAAACACAATATTACGAACTGAGCGAGAAATCGCAGTGGCATTTTTCAATGCAACCAAGTCATTATTTAAAGGATTAACCTTAAATGACATGCTTACATCTTTAAAACCGCGACTAACTCGCTCTAAGGGCATGGACCAACGTTGTATTAGAATTATATTTTATTTATGTCACATTTCTGACTAAAATTCATTAAGATTTACTTGCTTAAGAGTCATAATTTCTTCATTTTCATCAAAAATTTCAGTTTCTTTCAAAGAATCCGTCTTTTTTGGTGTTTGATCGTCATTTGCGATCTCACGAAGCATCTTTTGGTGCTGATGATTCGCTAAATTGTCTAAAAAATCGTGATTTGTGGTCATTTTTCCTCTTTTTCGGGTAAATTTTCGCGTTCTTTTGCTGTTTTCCAAAAATATTCGTCCTCACGTCCCATTCCAAGGCGCTCATAACCGTTTTCGACGCTATAATACTGTGTTGAGACCTTAAAATCGGGCATTTTGGGGTCAACCGG